AGATACGCCAATGGAACTGAGTCGATTGAGATGAAAGATGGTCGCAGACTTGATGTAGTGGCAGCAACTAGAGATGGCGCACGTGGTCGATCAGCAGATGCGCTATTCCTCGATGAAATCCGCGAATGGTCAGAAGATGGCTATCGTGCAGCAATGCCAGTTACTCGCGCTAGAGCCAATGCGCACACATTCCTAACTTCTAACGCTGGAGATGCGTTTAGCGCGGTACTTAACCAACTTAGAGAACGAGCCTTAGATAACCCGCCAAAGTCTTTCGGCTTCTATGAATACTCAGCGCCTCAGTATTGCAAGATCGATGATCCTAAAGCCTGGGCGATGGCTAACCCTGCACTTGGTTATTTGGTAACTAAAGAGACGCTTGAAGAGTCAGTTGCCACTAGCCCAATAGAAAATACTCGGACAGAATTGCTTTGCCAATGGATCGACTCCCTAAGCAGCCCTTGGCCTCACGGCATCCTTGAGGAAACTAGCGATAGCACTTTGCAGATCCCAGTTGGCGGATACACAGTCTTTGGCTTTGACGTTTCACCTTCTCGGCGCAATGCTTCTCTAGTTGCCGGTCAATTACTCCCCGATGGGCGAATAGGTGTTGGCATATTGCAGACTTGGGAAAGCGCAGTCTCGGTCGATGATCTTAGAATTGCAGCTGATATTAAAGGATGGGCGGATCAGTATCGCCCGCGTCAAATCTGCTACGACAAATACGCAACAGCCTCGATCGCTGAAAGATTATCAAATGCTGGCTGCATGATCCAAGATGTATCTGGGCAGCAGTTCTATCAGGCTTGCGGAGACTTGCTCGATGGCCTGGTTAATCATCGTGTAGTACACAATGGCCAAGCCGACTTAATCCAGCAGATGAATAACTGCGCAGCTAAGGTAAACGATGCCGCTTGGCGGATAGTTAAGCGAAAGTCCGCCGGTGATATCTCTGCACCTATCTCGCTTGCAATGGTTGTCTCAATGTTGATGAAACCACAACAGGTAGCGGCTATCTACTCAGAATAAACTATATGTAGTGTATAATTGCACCCTATGGGTATCTTTGATCGCAAGCCAAAAGTATTAGAGGCTCAAGAAGCGCCGCAGATTATGTCGGACAGTTTCTACAGCTACAACAATTATATTCCAGCGATCGTTACTCGCCAGATGGCTCTTTCTGTGCCCGCGATCAAACGCTGCCGCGATCTCATCTCTGGAACGATCGCTAGTATTCCTTTGGAGTATTACAAGAAGTCCACCGGCGAAATGATCGCCGCACCTCGATGGGTTGAGCAACCTTCTAAACATCAGCCGCTATTTGAAACACTATATTTCACGTTAGACAGCCTCCTCATGTACGGTCAAGCCTTCTGGCAGATCACCGAGGTATATGCCGAGGATGGCAGAATGGCTCGCGCTAACTGGATCGCTAACACTCGCGTTGGCTTCTTAACTGATCCAGCAACTAACTTTATTACTCAGTACAACATCGATGGCAAGCCAGTTCCTATGTCTGGTATTGGATCGTTAATTACTTTCCAAAAGGATGAGGGCATTCTTAATGTTGGAGCGCTAACAATTAAAGCCGCTCTTGATGCACAACGCGCAGCTAGTGTCGCTCTTGCAACTCCATCGGCAACAGGCTTCCTTAAGAACTCAGGTGCAGACCTTCCACCTAGCGAAGTCTCTGGCCTTCTACAAGCCTGGAAGCGCGCTCGTCAAAATAACGGTACTGCTTACCTAACTTCTACTATTGATTATCAGACTATTGGCTTTAGCCCTAAAGATATGGGCTATAACGATGCGATCCAGAACCTTGCTACTGAATGCGCAAGACTTTGCTCTGTAGATCCTTATTATGTCTCTGCTTCACAGAACACAACCATGACTTACGCCAATGTCCAGGATGAACGCAAACAGATGGTTGCCTTTACGTTACAACCTTACGTTTCAGCCATTGAGTCTCGACTATCTATGGATGATATTTCAACCGCCGGTCATTATGTAAAGTTCTGCTTAGACGATACTTTCCTTCGTACTGAGCCAATGGAACGCTTACTGGTTCTTGAAAAGATGCTTGCTCTTGGTCTAATCACGACTGAGCAAGCGATGGAAATGGAAGATTTAACTCCTAACGGAAATGGTAGCTAATGGAAACTCTATACATCGAAGCATCATCTATTGAATGCAACGAAGATCGCCGCGAAATCTCTGGCAAGATCGTTCCACTTGGTACAGGCGAGGTCGGTAACACTAATCTCGGCGCTTATACCTTCGAGGCTGGGTCTATTGAAGTTGGCGATGTAAGCAAGATCAAATTGCTATCCCAGCACGATATGAAGAAGCCTATTGGCAGAATGATCGCAGCAGAGACACGCGCAGACGGTATCTACGCAACCTTCAAGCTAAGCCGCTCAACTAGCGGTAACGATGCTCTAGTTATGGCTCAAGAAGGCCTCGTAACTGGACTGTCTATCGGCGCAGAGATCATCGCATCCAAGCCATCACGCGATGGCCACACAGTCGTTTCAGCGGCTAAATTAAAAGAAGTTTCTCTAGTAACTGAGCCAGCCTTTAAGTCTGCTCAAATACTTGAGATCGCAGCAGAGGAAATTATCCCTGTTGAAGAAACTAAAACCAACACAGAAAGCGAGACAGTCGTGGAAGAAACCACTCCAGTCGAAGCAACACCGGTAGAAGCTGCGGCTGTAGAAGCTGCTCGCCCTACTATTTCAGCAATGGCTTACTCAAAGCCTCGCCTTGATTTCTCTGCAACGAAGCATCTTGAGATGTCTATCCAAGCAGCAATGGGATCAGAAGATGCTCGTCAGTACCTAGCAGCAGCCGCAGATACAACAGACAACGCTGGTCTCGTGCCAACTCGTCAACTCTCAACAGTTATCAACGGCCTTGCTAACTCAACACGCAGCAACATCGATGCTATCTCACGCGGCGCTTTGCCAGATGCGGGAATGCAATTCCAACTTCCAAAAATCACAGTAATGCCTGGCGTTACAGTTGAAGCAGAAGGCGGAACAATTGAAGATGTCGATCAGAACGCAGCATTCGTAACAGTAGATGTTAAGAAGTATGCCGGACAACAGACATTCTCAGTTGAGTTGCTAGATCGCTCAAACCCAATTTTCGTAACTGAGTTAATGAACAACCTTGCTGCTCAGTACGCAAAGGTTACAGACACAGCAGTTAACGCTGCGATCATCACTGGTGCATCACTTGATGCAACAACAGTAGCAACTTACCCAACAGCAGCGGAACTTCTTGGCTTCGTCGCTCGCGGTGCTGCTTCTGTTTACAACGGCACACAGGGCTTTGCTCGCAACATCATCGCCAACACCTCACAATGGTCAAATATCATGACACTTGCGGATAACGGCCGCCCAATTTACAACGCTCAAGTTCCACAGAACGCAGGCGGAGTAGTTGCTCCAACTTCAGTACGCGGAAACGTTGCTGGTCTTGATCTCTATGTAACTGCTAACACAGCATCTACAACAGATACAGATGGATCAATGCTTATCGTTAACCCAGATTCTTACACCTGGTACGAGTCTCCAACTTACCAACTTCGTGTTGATGTAGTTGCGACTGGTCAAGTTAACATCGCTATGTACGGTTATGGTGCTATTGCAACCAAGATCGGCGCTGGCGCGTTTAAGATCAACAAGGCGTAAGCCTATTTAAGTCGCTGGCTGGGTAGTGCCCTTCTACCCAGCCAGTCTTTAGGAAGAGGATCAAATGTCGTACACAACAGTTGCAGAACTCCGCTCCGCTCTCGGTGTGGGTACTCTGTATGCTGACGCGACCTTGCAAGAGGTTTGCGATGCTGCCGACAATGTGTTGATCCCTTTCCTATGGAAAAACGAACAGCCAATTATTGCTCATGGAAATGTTGGCACAGTCGGAACTCTTTACTTTGCTGAGGATATTAGAGAAGTGTTTTATATCGGGCAGTCAGTAACTATTAGCAATGCCGGTACAAAATACAATGGCACTAAGACAATTACAGCCGTTAACATTAAAGACTTTAGCGTTACTACTACTCACACTTCTGATAATCCCAAGCATACAGTTGCGCCATTTGGCACAGCCGCAGCTGAGACCTACATAGACTATTCAACAATTCCAGCAATTCAAGAAGCCTCTTTAATGCTTTCCATTGCTATATGGCAAGCGCGTCAAGCGCCAAGCGGTCAGGGCATGACAGTTGATGGCTTTGCCCCGTCGCCCTTCACCATGTCAAACACTTTGCTTGCTCGCGTTCGCGGCTTGCTTGCGCCTTACCTTGATCCGCGCTCGATGGTTGGCTAACCATGACAGCAGCGATCTCAACCCTTCGCGCCACTATTGCAGCAGCTCTAGTCGATAACACTAAGTACTCAGTATTCTCTTTTCCACCAGCTACGCCTATCGTCAACAGCGTGGTTATTTCACCGGCTGATCCTTATGTAACGCCTAACAACAATGGCTATAACACAATTGCGCCCCTGGCTAATTTTAATATAAATATATTCGTGCCTTTGCTAGACAATGAGGGCAACCTAAATGGAGTTGAGGAGATGCTAGTAGCTGTGTTTAACAAACTGGCAGCATCCTCTATCGTCTATAATGTGGGAGATGTGAGCGCGCCTAGCGTTCTCTCTGCCGCAACAGGCGATCTACTGACTTGCTCCCTGCAAGTCTCAGTTCTAACGAGTTGGAGTTAACCATGACTGAATGGGAAAAAGAACAAGCAGAGTTCCTGATCAAGATCGGTCAGACTCCTGTAGCACCAGCACCTAAACCAGCAACTAAGAAAGATGAGGAATAACCAAAATGGCAGTATTTCTAAATAACGGAGTAGTGGTTACTGTTAACTCGGTTGACCTCTCTAACCACGTTACTTCAGTTACATTAAACAGAACCTTCGATGAACTTGAAGTTACAGCAATGGGCGATAGCGGCCACAAGTTCGTTAAGGGCTTGGAAGCATCATCTGTAACTCTTGACTTCCTAAACGATACAGCTTCTGCAAATGTCCTAGCGACACTTCAAGCTGCCTGGGGAACTTCAGTAACAGTAACTCTAAAGCAGACTTCAGCAGCTACATCAGCGACCAACCCTCTTTACACAATGACTTGCCTAGTCAACAACACAACCGACATTAACGGCGCTGTTGGAGACCTTGGCACACAGTCAGTAACCTGGACAGTCAATGGCACAGTAGTAATCACCACTTCTTAATAACTAACTAAGGGGCAAACAATGGCAAAACTAAAGGTAACAAGGGCAGACGGAAGCGTTAACGAGTACCAGATCACTCCGGCGATCGAGTACGCCTTCGAGCAATATGCTAAGAAGGGCTTCCACAAAGCCTTTAGAGATGATGAAAAGCAGACCGATATATATTGGCTCTGCTGGGAAGCAATTCGTCGGTCGGGTGAAACCGTTAAACCCTTCGGAGAGTCATTCCTTGAGACATTGACGCGAGTCGAGGTCCTTGACGATGACCCTTTGGAGTAACGCGAGAGTCCTTCACCTATCTCGTAGCGAGACTATCGCTTGAGACAGGACTCTCGCCCCAAACTTTAATCGATTTAGATCACACAATGTTCAGGACTTTACTTCAAGCCCTGAAGGACAGAGCGAAGGAGCGTGAAGATGCCAGTAGAACTAAAAGGCGCAGATAAACTTCGCAAGGCTCTTAAACAATTTGAACCTGATCTAGCAAAGATGACT